CAACCCGCGGCCAGACTTCGCGCGGGTGGCCACCGCGCGGCCCTTGCTGTTGAGCCGCCCCTCCGCCACCAGCAGGCTGGGGCCCCGGCGCCGGTAGATGAACCGCAATCGCAGGCCGGTGCGGCGTTCCCATTCGCCAGGGGTGATGCGGCCGCCACGGGTGGACTTGCCTGCAGCCGGGGTCGGGATCGCCAGCCAGAACCCGTCCCGCGACCGGATCAGCGGCCCGGTGTCATGCGCGCCGACGATCACCGGGGCGTTGGACCAGACCAGCGCCGCAGCATTCAGGCTTTCGCCGCCCTTGGGATAGGTAGCAAGCCGGATCGAGTTGCCGAGCCCGGTGCCGAGCCCCGCGCCGGTGATCTGGCCCCGCCAGGCGGATTTTAGGCCCGCGCCTGCTACGCGCATGGCGGTGGTGACGGCCTTTTCGCCTGCACGGATTTCGGCCTGCATCATCTCCACGATGTCAGGATCGATGGTGAGCTTCAGTTTCATCGGATCACGCCGGGCGCAGGTCGAGGGTCCAGATCAGCCGTTCGCGGTCGCGCAGGGGTTCTCCCTGGATGACATGGCTGTCGGCACCGATGACGATCACGTCGCCCGGTCGCGGCGCGGGCAGGTCGGCGACGCGCACATCCACCACCGTTGTGTCGCTGACGAACCGGCCCGCGCCGAAGTCGGTGACGCGGTCGGGCGCACGGCGGATGATGCGGATGGGGCGTTCCTCGGAGATGGTGGCCGAGATCCAGAGGGCCGGGGCCGCCATGGAGGAATGGGTAAAGATGCGGTCCATGGCGGCGGCGAAGACGGACACGGAGTGCGTCCGTCAGTTCGACGTGTGCAGGCGGATCGCCAGCCGGGGCCGCTTGTTCACCGGCAGGATCGAGGCTTCGGACATCACGTCGATCCAGCGGCCCTTCTCGTCGAGATGCTGGCGGGCATAGAGCGGCAGGCCGATGGTGTTGGCGGTTTCCAGCAGGTTTGCCGGGCCGCCATAGGTGGTGAAGGTGTCCATCGTGCCGAGCGGGAAGGCGATCCCCTCGTTCGCCGGAACCAGCCGTTCGGTGGCCTTGATCGAGAGGGTGACGGTGCCGGAGTATTCCTCGAACAGGATGCCGCCGAAGGGGAAGTTGCGGCGCACATCCTCGCGCAGGGGCTGCGCGCCGGTCGAGGCGTAGAACTTGTAGGCTTCTTCCGTCTTGGGGTGGCTGATCAGTTTGTCGAAGAATTCGCGGCTGACCAGCGCATGGACGCTGGTCATCGCTTCGCCCAGCAGATTGTCCTCGATGGCGCGCAGCACCTCGCGGACCTTGCCTTGCACGTTCGTGCCAGCGGTGCCGAGGACGAAGTCCACCGAGATCTGCGCCAGCCCGAATTCAGTGAAGTAGTTGTAGAGGGTGGTGCCCGCGCCGTCCTTCACAATGCCGCGGAGCGCGTTCATCTCCATGTATTCGCGGGTCTGGGCATGCTTGCGGCGCATCAGGAGCAGCTTGCGGTTCATTACCTCGACGAGGGGATCGGCGGCGTCAAACGCCCCGAGGCCGGGCTGTCCCTGGATGTCGGCGGGCAGGACGACGTCGTCATGCGGGATCCACGGCAGGGCGAAGGACCGCATGGACCGGCCCTCGCGCGTGCCGACGGTGGCGGGGCCACCGAGGGGGACCGAGGGCAGAAGGCTCAGGACGCCTTCGTACTGCTCGATGATGACCGAGCGCTGGCTGACCCCTTCGAAGCGGAAGAGGCCGATCTGGGCGAGGCGGGTGTAGAGGTTGGGCAGGATGTTGATGGCCTGCGTCATCTCGGCCAGCGAATAGCCGCCAGCGTCGAAGGGATTGCGGACGAGGGTCATGGGGTGCTCCGGGGGATGAAGGGTTTGGTGCGGCCGGGTGAGCGGCGTCAGACGCCGTCGCGGGCGATGATGCCGACGGCGGCCAGTTGGGTGATCTTGGCGGCGATCTTGGCCGCGTCGTTGACGGTGGCCTCGTAGGCGAGGGCGGCGCGCGAGACGATGGCGGGGCCACGCGTGACGATGATGCCCACCGCGTCGGCGAGCGTGGCGTTCACTGGATAGAGGAGCACGGCGACGGCCGTTTGCGAACCGTCGGCACCGGTTGCGGGCGAGAGGGTGTACTTGCCGCTCGCGGTGACGCGGCCGAGGACGGCACCGGAGGGGTAGTTGGTGCCGATCAGCAGCGTCACCACCTCGCGGGTGTAGTTCGGGTTGACCTCATATTTGAGGACGTCGCCCATGCTGGGCGGTTCCGTCAGGACGGGCATGGTTCAGTCTCCAGGATGTTGGGGGATGGGGTGCGCTGCGCGGTTACGCGTACGCGGCAGCGGTATTCGGACGGATCAGCGCGAGGCGGCGGCCGATTTCTTCGCGGCCGCCACGATGGGGCTTTCCTTCGCGCCCGCGGCCGGGGCAGTGGCGATGATGCCCGCGGCATCGCTGCGGGCGGCAAGGTCGGCGAGGATCTTGGCGCGCAGGGCTTCGGGTTTCACGCCCTTGGCCACTGCATCGGCGGCATCGATCTGGATGCCAAGGCGCGCCGCCTGCGCGCAGACCTGCGCGACCTCTGCCGCCTCGGCCCGGATCGCTTCGGGGGACATGTCGGTCGCCGCGGTTTGCGGCGGTGTGATTGCCGCGGGCGGGGCCGGTTCCGGCGGCGCGCTGGCGGCAGGCGCAGTCGCAGGCTGCGCATGATCTTCGGGGGCAGTGGTCATCATCGGGCCCTTTCCTCTGGGGGTTGATGTGCCGCGAGGTGCGGCGGCGAAAGCGCGGAAGGCGGTGACGGGATCGGCCACTTCGTCGGCAAGACCGGCGAAGACCGCCGCTTCTCCGCGGAACACGGCGGCCTCTGTTCCCAGCGCCCGTAGGGTGTCGAGGCGACGGCCACGACCTTCGGCGACAGTTTCGGCGAAGAGCTGGCGCAGATCCTCAAGCTCGCCCGCGATCCGGTCGCGGACGGCCTCGGGCAGGGGCTGATAGGGGTTCGCATCGACCTTGCGGGCGCCTGCGTGGATCAGCGTGACGGCGATGCCCTTCTGGTCCAGCGCCCCGCTCATGTCGCTGTGCATGGCCACGACGCCGATGCTGCCGACAGCGCCGGTGCGGGGCAGGATGATCCGGTCGGCCTGCGAGGCCAGCGCATAGGCGGCCGAGAGGGCGTGATCGGCGACGAAAGCCTGCACGGGCTTCTGTGTCCGGACCGCCCGGATGCGATCCGCCAGATCGAAGGCCCCCGCGACCTCGCCGCCGAAGCTGTCGATGTCGAGCGCAATGCCGCGGATGGCAGGATCGGTGACGGCCGCCTGCAGCTGGGCCGCGATCCCTTCATAGGAAGTGAGCCCCGAGGATTGCCCGATCCAGGCGCCGCGATGCACCAGCGTGCCCGCGATCTCGATGACCGCGATCCCGTCCACCACAGCGAAGGGCTGGCTGCCGTTCCGCGCCTGGCGCTTGGTCAGATCATCACCGAACAACGACGCCCGGACGGGCAGGCTGGCGGCCTCCTGCGCTTCGGCGGCGATTTCGCCACCCTCGAAGATGATCTCCCGACCCGTGATCCGAGGGCCAAGCCCGGTCAGGAAAGCCAGCGCCTTGGCGGGATCGACCATCAGCGGGGTGTTGAAGACGCGCTGGGCGATCTGGGTATGGTGCATCATGCGTCCTCCGCGGGCCGGGGATCCCGGTCCTCGCCCTCATCATTCTCGCGCTGGTCCTGTTTGTCAGGGTCGGTTTCGCCGCCCTGATCTTTGCTGCCGCCACCGGCCGCCTGTGCGGGCGATCCCGGCCGTCGGAAGTCGAGGCCCAGCTCGGCCTCGCGTTTGCGTTCGGCGGCGATTTCCCGGTCAACCTGTTCTGCGTCGTAGCCACGCTCGGCGATGGCCTGCGTGCGGGACTTAAGGCCCGCCTCGATCTGCAGGATCTCGGCCGAGGCATCCTTGGCCGGGTCGATCCAGTCCCATTTCGTGGGGAGCCAGTCGCAGGCGAGGTAGGCACGCCGGTCGGTGGCATAGCCCGGCAGGTCGATGGCGCCTGCCAGCACGGCCGTGTCCATCCACCGGGTCCAGACGGCGCGGCAGAGCTGATAGACCATCACCGAATGCTGGAAGGCCGAGATGCGGCGGCGGAAGTCGACGAGCGCGATCCGGGTGTTGGAGAAGTTGCCCTTCGCCGTGTCGCCGGTGAGATAACCATAGGGAACGCCCAGCGCGGCACCGATCTGCAGCAGCGTGCGGTACTGGAAGGGTTCATAGGTGGACCCGGAATCTGGTGTGGAGGGCGTGGTCACGTCTTCACCCGGATCAAGCCGCACCACCTGGCCCGGTTCGACCTCGAGATCGTCCTCGGCCGGATCAAGGGCCGTTTCTGGCGCTGGCGAGGTGATGAACATCGCGAACATCGCCGCGGTCTTTTTCCGCTCCAGCTCCGCATCGTCATAAAGGTCCAACGTGAAGAGCTTCACCACGGCTGCCGCGAAACGGGACACGCCGCGCAGCTGACCCGCCTCGACCGGGTCGAGGATATGGATCACCTCGGACGCGGGAACCCGGACGGTTTCGCCTACCAGACCCGGGTCGGTCAGGTCGCCCGGATGGCGGCGCAGGAAGTGGTAGGCCGCACGCCGTCCGATCCCGTCGAACTCGATGCCCTGCCGGATAGACCCCACACCGGGCAGCAGGCGGGTCATGTCCTGGGGCAGCATTTCCGAGGGCAGCATCTGCAGCTGCATCGGCACCGTCAGGCCGTCTTCGGGACGCCGAGTGCGGATGCGCAGGAAGACCTCGCCTGCCAGAAACACCTCGCGCGCCGCCCGGCGCTGCAGGCCGAAGAAGTCGGTCAGCCCCTCGGCGTCGGCCTCGTCGGTCCAGGCAAGCCAGAGCTTCTGCAATTCTTCCTTCCGGGCCGCATCGGCGATCTTCGAGGACGGCTTGATCCCGTCGCCTACCACGTGGTTGGCAAAGGCATCGACGGCGTTCGCCGCATAGCCGTTGTTCCGGACCAGCCAGCGCGCCCGGGCCGTGATGGTCTCGCCGGAGGCCGCGATCAGCGTGTTCACATGGGCGCGGGTGGCGCGGAACCCACGCATGCGCCGATGGGACTGCGCCGCGTCGAACCCGCCGATGATGGACCCGAGCCGCGCACGGAAAGCGTCGAGTACCATGGGTCAAAGGCCCTTCGTGGCCACGGTGCCCCACCGACGGCGCCGGGGTGTGGCAGAGGCGGTCGCAATCCGGCCCTCCAAGTCCCGAATGGCTGCGGCCAGTTCGGAGTCCGAGCCGTAGGTCACGGTCTTGCCGTCGTAGCTGACGCTGCGCAGCCCGGCGAAGCGGGCTTCCTGCAGCGCGGTCAGCAGGGCCTGCATGCGGTCGAGATCCATCAGTCCCTCATGAAGTTCGGGGTGTAGCTGCGCCGTTTCCGGCGCGGCGTGGTCAGGGTTCCGGCCTTGGGCTGGGCCGGGTCGGGTGGTGCACTTTCCGTTGCGACAGCTGCTGGCATGCGCGTTTCGACGCCCGCCTGCGCCTCGAGCCGCCGCCAGGTGTCTTCGTCCCAGCGGTCGGCGCCGAGGATCCACGCGGCAGCGCGGGCATAGACACGGCAGTCCAGCGCCTCGTTCCGCTCGCGCATCTTCTGCCATTCCTGATGGGCATAGCCGCGCTTGTTGCGGATCGTGACCAGCTGCTCGGCCACCAGCTGCTTCAGCCATTCGGTGTCGGACCAGCTAGGCAGGTGGATGGTGCCGGGGGAGTCAAGTGTCCCGGTGGCGCGGTCCTCATCCAATGGGCGTTCGATCCGCAGGAACCGATAGGTCTCCGCCTTGAACGTCGCCGTGGCCACTGACCAGAGCCGCGCACCCCGGCGCAGGCGTTTGCCGCCGATGGTCGCATCGACATAGGTCGGGCCCGAAACTGGGGCGGCGCGTTTGAAGCCCTCAAGCCCCTTCAGGGGCGCCACCTGTTCGAACCCGACCTTGCGCGACCAGGCGTAGACGGCCGCGGCCTCGTAACCGGTATCGACGCCAAGCCGGGCCACGGTCATGAAGGCGCCGTTGGCATGTTGCCAAGAC